AAAGTATCAGTAGTTATATCTTCTGAGGTTATAATATGTCCAAATATATCATCATCATATTGGTCAGCATTGTGTCCATATGCTTCTGTTTCTTCAACGATTAGCCAATTCGGATTAATAAATTCAGTTGTAAAATCCCAATCACTTGCATTTTTACCCATTCCCCATTCCATCTGATCATTTTCATATCTTAAATCATATAGAGATGAATATATCATTTTAAAATAAACCTCTAAAAAATTTCCTTCAAACATAGGTCTGAAACATTGGTATTTTAAATCTGGATCATTTTCTAGAATTTGCCCCATTCCAGTTTCCATAGTATACAACCTATGCCACATATCAAATATTTTTTTCCAACCTAAATAAACTATATTTCTAAATGTTACATAATTTAAATAAACTGCACTGTCATCAGATATTTCTATAAAATTATTTTCCCAAGCAGAATGAATATCATTTTCTGTTGGGTAAACATTTACTACTCCATTATTATAATGTATTTCTTTTAATGTAGCTTCAAATTGTTCATAAATCGTTTCAAAATCAGGGTATTCTCCATCAACTCCGAGCCATAATTGAATAGCATTATTTTGAGCATATAATAATTCTTCTAAACTTGAATCGTGAATTTCTTCTGTATAATAAAAACTATGCCTTCCAGTTACTGATGCAAATATTTCTTCATTTCTTACATCTGGAATATGCACAGATTGTAAAAATCCAATATTATCCATTTTAAGTTTTTGTTTATAACTACTACCGCTATGCCTTAAATCTTTAGGGTAAAATTCAAACATTAACATATAGTCAAAACTATTTGCTGGCTCTAATAAAACTCGATCATCTGCTCCTGAATCTCCATAATATAAGCCCTGCACTTTTTTCCAAAATAAATTTTCATCTGAAGATCCACCGCCACCAAAATATTTGCTCTGATAATCTTCAGTATTAGTATCTTCTAATAATAAAGGTGTATGTTTATATGGATCATTGTTAGGTGCATAATCATTTGTTACATCATCTGGGTCTTCTTGTAAATCTTCGCTTCGTTGTATTAATAACCAATTTAAAACATCTCTCCAAGCATTGTTTGTTTGACTTGATCCAATATCTTCTAATCTTGGTTTTATTTTATCTTTCCAAACTGATGCAACTAAAGGTGCTATAAAAAAACCAGTTCCAGTGCTTGTGCTAGGTAAAGTGCTATTATTACTAGCATTATCTCCAGTAGTTATATTCCAATTACTTGCAACAAATGTATTTCCAATATATTGCCCATTAACATATAAATTTTTTAAAACATTAGTTGTTCCTCGTTCCATCTTTAATAAAAACCATCTACCCTCGCCAACATTATGATCACTAGAATTATAATTGATTACACCAGTATCTAAAGCATTGACATAATCAGTTGTTGCATTTATTATTGGATCTGTATCTCTATACCATATTTTTCTATAACCAGCATTGTCATTTATTTTTTCAATATTTGTAAAATTATGATCTAAAACTTCATTCACTTGTAAATTAGCAAGATCTAAAACTGATCCAGTTCCAGCTCCAACATTTTCAACCAACCTAACTGATAAACCTTGTATATCCCATAAATTAATTCCGCTTTGCAATTCTTCTTGTATTTCAGGTAATAAATAATTAACATTATCACCAAACCTGTTTCCTACTGTTACTCTGGAATATGGGTATGCTTGTAAATTTGCAGTTGTTTCAAAATGATCCCAGATTAAATAATCATTTTCATTTTTTATATATAAATAATAAATATTATTCATTGGTAAATCTGAAGTAAACATTGATGGTAGTTTTGCAGTTTTATGAGTAGCAGTTGTTGGGTGAATATCTAACATTACATTCATTGTTCTATCATCATTAGGATCTATATATGGTAATGTTGGTGATTTATCTACTTTCCCAAATACCATAGGCACCGTTAATTTATCATTATTTTTATATCTTCTTAAAACACGATCCTGAATATTATCTGGTAATTTATCAATAGTGGTATGTGGTATTTGTTTATTTGCAATCTTTTGCTGAGTTGAATCTTCTCCTAAAATTGCAATGCTTTCTTCATTAGATTCTAATCTAGTTATCACACCTGAAAAAATCATAGCACAATCATAATCAGTTAATTCAGAAGAAAAATTAATATTATTAGTTGAAGGCGATTTATAAAATAAATAAATCTTATTTAATATAATATCATTTAATTCTGCAAATTTATCTTTATAATCCACATAATTATATAAATCACATCTAAAGGTATTTATTTTTAATTTTTTTTGATCATAATCTGTATTTATTTTTACTTTAGATACTTTTTTAATTATAGGTAATGTAACTATATCATTTAATTTTAATCTATGTGTTGACAAACTATGTAAAACATTATCTTCATTATCGGTAATTATTACAACTGGTATTAAAGTTTGTTCTGGTGAAATTACATCATTTTTAAATTGTTTAGAGAGTTCAAGCAATCGTTTCTCCTTGCCTTAATGCTTCTCTTAATGAAGGAACAACATTTTCTTCAACGAATGTATCTGTTAATACATTTCCAGAAATGTTTAATGTAATCCCTTGAGTTCCTCCCTCCAAGTTTACATCTTCCAGAGGTGTAATAGTAACTCTCTCTCTACCTCCCTCACCTACTCTAATTAATTCTTCTCCATCTGTTACCCAATCACCACCAGCTCTATATCCTCTAGGCTGAGCACTTGAAATCTGATCAACTTGTGCTTTTCCGTGAGCAACTGCAGCAGTAAAGGCTGCCGCTCCCAAAATTTGTCCCCAAGGGGCTGGGTATTCTGTGCTATAATGTTTCCATTGAGCAGTAGCAGCTCTATATGTATCAATCAAGGTTGTTGCTATTGCTATACCTTTATAAACTTGAAATGCTTTTTTGCTAGATTCTCCCCAACTTTGAAAATCACTAGCCATTTTATCTGTAAAACCCCTTCGTCTTTTTTGTTCATTTTCTATCGCAGCAATTCTAGCATCTGCTTCAGCTTCAACTGCAGCAGTTTCATTTGCATCTATTTCTTTTCGTTGCTCTGAATAATAATCAACAATATCATTTCTAGTTATATTAGCTTCTTCAAATAAAGTAGAATTTTCATCAAAAGCAGTCAACATCTCTTGCTCTGCTTCATCATTTCGTGATCTTGCAGTTGCACTAAATGATTCAAATTGTTCTAATAATTTTTGATGTTTTTTGGTATCTCTTTCTAAAATTTTAGCATCAAATCCATCTATAATTGCTAAATGATTTGCATTGGAATCTTCAAGCATTTCTTTATTTTCTTCATACCAACTCAAATATGCATCTTTTTGTGCTTCTAAACTTTTATTAACTAAATCCCCAGCAGCATCTCCATATTTGTTTGTATATTTTTGAAATAATTCCGTTGCTTTTTCTATATCTTCTTCTGTGAATTTACTTAACGGATCTGGTGGATCTGTTTTATCTGGATCGTCTAAATCTTCCAATCCCCATAATAGCATAAATTCATCTAAATTCCTTTGAGCTTGTTCTAGGTCAAAAGTCATTGTTGGCAACATAACATTTTCTTGCATACTATATTCCCGAAGGTGTTGGGTAAAATCCCATAATAGTGCCGCCAATTCTCTTTCATATGTTGCTCCATTATCTCGTAAATCATCTAAACCAAAAGGATTTAGTGGATCCCATTTAGGTCGTGGTTGGTGATACAATAATTCGCCAGCCATTTCTTTTAATTCTTGATTAAAAGCTTTTACATCTCTATTAAATAACTTAACCCAACTTTCATCATCTTCATAATAAGGTTTTGAAAATTCATCTAGCATTGCAATAGCAGCTTCCATTGTACTCACATCAGGGTCTGCAATATCAATATCAACATCTATTTGTGGGTATTTATTTAATTTTTCAAAATCTGCAATAATATGAGTAGCATCTCTTGCTGAATCTCTCATAGTTTTAGCAATTTCTTCTGCATTATGTTTTATAATTTCTTGCCAAATTTGATTTTTTATTGCTTTGTTAGCAGAATCATTATAGTCATCTAAATTATCTTTTAAATCTTGTAATGCAAAACTTTCTTTGTCTAAACCATCAACAACTTCAGGTGCAATTTTTCTTAATTCATCATAATAAAAATTTCTTCTAAATTGATCTTGATTATATTTAATCAATGCTTTTCCAAGCATATTAACCTGAATTTGTTCTGCCTTCATTTCATCACTTGTTTCGTGAATATTTGAAGCAAATACTCCAAAATTTTCTGCTATTCCTTCAACAAAAGTAGCAAATCCTTTGACATATGGTAATAATTGCTCACCTATTTTTTCAGCCATATCACCTAATGTATTTGTCATCTGATCTAAACTGCCTTGTAATGTTTCACTTCCAACTGCAGTAGCCATTCCACCAAACTGAGTTTCTAATTCATCTAAAATAACTTTTTGTGCAGAAGCAGTATCGCCCAGATCCATAAAATCCTGAATTAATTCTTTTTGATCATTTGATAATTGCACGCCTACTCTAGACAATGCTGATATGCCTTGAATTGGGTCATTTAATGCTTTTCCTAATTGAATGGTTTGTTCCTTTAAACCAGTTCCCATAGCTTCACTCATATTAAGCACAGTTTCAATAGCATCAGGAAAAACATCAGATCCAATTTTAGTAAATGTTAGCATCAAAGATTGAGCACCTAATATTGCTTCATCTCCAAATCTAGTAGTTCTTTGTAAGGCACTAGCCATTCCTTTTAATTCTGAAGCAGTTAATCCAACTGCATTTTTAGTAGATTTCAATGCAGTTTCTAATTTCCGTTCAGCCATTTCTTGAGCAGCAAAGGCTTTAACTGATGCTTTTAATCCATCAAGCAACATTCTTGCACCATAAATTGCTCCAGCTACTCCAGCAGCAGCTTTAGCCATTGATTTTAATGATCCACTCGTTCCTTTAATTTTTCTCTGAGCTTTATTCCAACCACGAGCTTCAGCTTCTATAATATGTTTATTTTTTGTTGCCATTTTTTTCTTTTATTTTATTTTTAGAATGTTGCAGTGTTATAAGTTCAATATTTAAAAATTCATCAATTAGATTTATTGGTGTTTCTTTAATAGTAGGATAAGGCGGACAATTGAATGCTTTGCAAAAATTATATTCTTTAATTCTTTGTTGTATATTTTTATCGAGTAATTCATATGTGTTGCTAAACATAAAATGCTCTATATACAATGTTTCAGCTACATCAACTATTCCTTTATCCTCCAATTCTTTAGCACATAATAATAATTCATCATAAACATCATTAATATTATTAAATGTTTTAGTAGTATTGGTTACTGGGCATAATGCTTGATAAGGATATTTAAAATTATTGTCTCCACCATTTTGTAAACCCTTTAGTGAAACAACTACATTTATATCAAATATTATTTTTTCTATTTTTTTTTATTGATACTACTAATAACAACACCAGCCATAGCAAATATTTGTTCATTATTATATTCATTTATTTGCTCTCTGGTGTAATCAGTTCCAATTTCCAGAACTTTCAAAAACCAAGAAAAATTTTTATCTGCTTTCTGATCAAAGATCATATTGTTTATTTCTTCTCTTTCATCTAGAGTGCAATCCTTTACTTTCATTGTAAAGGTTTTAAATTTTCCATTTTCGTCAATTACTTTTTTTTCCATTCCCTTATCCTCTTTTTAGTTTAAGTTATTTTTACCAATCTGCGATTGCTTCAGAACTATATATTTCGCTTTTAAATGCTTCATCACCACTACTTGTTCCAGCATCAACACCTTCAAATGCTAATGTATGAAATATTCCATTCTCTGAAATATCTTGAGCTGGATCTCCAGTATATTGACAATTAACTGTAAATTTAGCTTCGCCAGCAGCATTAATTCCAGATCCAAACTCTAAAATTAATTTCAATGTATCACCATCTAAAAAATCTTGAATAACATTTGTTCCAGCAGTATAATCAAAATTTTCGTCCATTTTAATTGTTATACTACCAGTTACTGCATATTCTGGTAATGCATAACATTCTGCATCTCCATTAGTATTCCAGCCAACTCTATTAACACCATTTGCAATATCTATATTAAATGATTTTAAAACTAGATCTTGTGCAGCATTTCCCTCAACTGTTAATGTCTTTGTAGCCATATTGCCCATATTCAAAAAGGTAGTATTTTCTACACTTGTCCAATTAGCGTGAGTAAAATCTGTTTCTAAAGATGTTGCTCCAGCAAGTGGGTTGCTAAATCCAGAAAAATAATTTCCACTACAATTAACATAACCACCATTAGTTCCATAGTCACCGCTTATGCTTAAATCTGAAACTATACCACCAGCAATTCTAGTTCCACCTGATGATTGTGGACTATATGCAATATTTAAAGTATGAGGTAATCCAGAACTAACTGATCCACCTACTTGTGCTACCTCTGATCCTTGCCCACCTACTTGCGATGTATGAACACTACTGCCTTCTGAATGTTCTTGTGTAACACAAGTAATATGCTGAGCCAATAATGTTGGTGTAGCAACAAAATCAAAAGGCATTGTAACTGTTCCACCTCTTGCATTTATTATTGTATCATTTTTATGCCTTACTAATCCTCTGCCTGATAGTAATCTTGATTCTCTTGAAATATTAAATGTGGGTTTAGTTACTTGCAACATTGGTAATTGTCTATAAGCTTGTCCGTCCGTTCCATCATTATCTCCACCTTGTCCGAAGTTTGCTTCTGAATGTATTCCACATCTAACATCACTAATAGGTCTAACAACTGTATCTATTGACATTTTTTATTTCTCCTTCGCTTTTTTATTAGTTTTGTTATTGTCTGTTATTTTTACCAAACCCATAGCAGACATTCGTTCTGCTATTTCTCTTGGTAGTGCTAATTCTATTCCTTCTCTTAACTGATCAAACTCTTTGCTCGTGCAAGGAACATTATTAACATTTAAAACTCTTAATTTATCCACTAATCCCTTTACTCTCATTTATATCTCCTGATTTTTTTAACTTATATTTCCAAAATGTGTTCCTGATAAACTCCATTGAGCCAAATAATAATCTGCTAATTCTTCTTCTGTTTCTTGATCTAATAAACATTCATCAAGTGTCATATTAATTAACTCACTATCATCTGCTAAAGTCAATGTTAAATTATCGTGAACTAATGCTTCTAATATAGAAACCTGATTTAAAACATAATTTTGAAATTGATTATTATTTCGTTTTAAAAAATAATATTCTATTTGAATATTATATTCCCTGATCTCCATATGTGATGCTACATCAACTAAAGTAGATCCAGTTGGTATAACTTTTATAAACTGATTGCTTTTAGTTTTTATAGAATTGTGATCATATACTGGGCATTTCATTTCTGATCTAATTTTGCCCATCAATGCAATTAATATATTTTTCCAAGTATTTTTATAAGTTACAGCCATTATCTTCTAGTTAATTCTATTGTTTTGCTGGATTTATTGGTTTGCTTTCTTTGATTTCCAAAAACTTCAATTTCCCAAATATCGCCATCTGTTGCACTTGCTCCTTGAAATCTTCCATATAAGCCATTAAATATTTCTTGCAACCCTCCAGTTATTTTTCTTGTATTGCTTGTTACTCCAAATAATTTATCATTTCCGTATGAATGAACTTTAAATGTTCCCACTCCGTAAGCACCTGAATCTTCTATTTCTATTTTAAGTAAATCATATAGTTCACCTTGATATTCTCCACCAAGTTCTACAATATCCATTGTTCCACTTGTATTTCTATATCTAATAGATCCTTTTTTATCATTCGCATCTGTTTCAAAAGATAATTTATAAATCCCATCATTTAATTTATCTATAATTCCAGTTCTTTCTGAATTTGTTACTAATGCAAAATAATAATCAGCTTCTTCTGATGATCCTTCTTTAGATCTAATTATATTTGATGCTCCCAGCCAACAAGTTGCTTTTTTTATTATTGGATCGTGTTCTTCAGCTACACTAACTGCAGCAGTATTTGTATCTATTAATTTTGTTTGTTGTAAAGGTGTAGAAAATCTAGCATCTAAATAATTATGCAACTCCATAGAAGCATCAACCAAAACTTGTTCCAAATATGAGGTATAATCTTGCCCAATTTCAAAAACTTGTTCATTAATTGTAGTAGATGAATAATTGCTATTGTAATATTCAACCTGATTCGTAGCACTTGCATAAAACCACTCTCCATTGCTATCTACTGCTCCTGAAGATCCTTGAGCAGCAGCTAATTCTTCACCATTAACAAATAAAGTGTCTGCATAGCCACTATCTCTAAATAAATGCAAATTCCCTGATGTTAAACTAGGAAATATTTGCACCTTTGAATCAAAATCATTAACTCTGTTAAAATATTTGTGAAAATCTGAAACACTAGCGTATTTAAAATCTGAAGCCATTATTTATCCTTTATCCTAATAATATAAGTTGTAATTTAGCATTTTCTTTTTTATTAACACTTTTAGCAATTATAGATTCAATAGTATTTATTCCATTTACTAAATAGCTCACTCCTCCAGAATGTGCAGAATGAGATTGTCCGTAAATTTTAAATTCCGAATTAGGCAAGTGTGTAAATTCGCAATGTCCTTTCTCGTAGTCAACCCAACCAACTTTAGTTCCATTATGTAATAAATTTCCATTTCCATCATCTAATAAAAAAGCATTTATATTTGTAACCTCTTTATTTGTAGTTTTATCTTCCATAGTTTCAGGGGCTAGGCTTGATGCTGGTCCATAGCAAATTGTGTCTGTTGTTCCTCCTCCGTGATTAGATCCTTGCAATTTAGGAACTCCAGATGCTAGTGATGGAAATCTTCCAACATCAAAAGGTGTAGTTCCTGAAACATTTGCAATCCCTACTCTTGTTTCTGAATGGTTAGAATGTGATTGTATTCTTATATCACCTCTATGCAAATTTATTGTAACTTTTTTATTTGCTAATCCACCGCTTCCATAATATTCTTCATCAAATACTGCTTGTATTTTTGGAATTACTGCATTTGAAGATCCAGCAAATGTTGTATCACTTGAATCTGTTGTAAATGCAATAGCAGTTTCTGTAGAGGTTGAATCAATTCCTCCATTATTAAATTCATCTACTACTATGTGAAATGTATAAGTTGTAGATGCGCTTAAGCCAGTTTTGTCAGAGGGCTTGATTCCACTCAATCCAAAATCTAAATAACCACCTTCAGAATAGAAAGGTCCAATAACAACAGATCCGGGCACCAATCCATCAACCAAACTATCTGCAGTTCTACCATAACCAAAAAATGCACCTCTTTGCTTAAACTTTCCACTAGCATCAGTTTGACATTTTCCCTGATCATAAGGTAAATATTCATTACCATAAAAATAATTTATTTCTTCATTATTAGTTATAGCTCCAGCATCAGTCCCTAATAATCCTCTTTTAATATTAACCGTAGTTCCTGATACTGAAACAACTTCAACCACTTCATCAGGTGTATTGCCTAAAATTAATAAATCTCCAGTTTTAAACCAGCTACCATCATCAACTACAAAAGCAGTTGCAGATGTATCTGAAACAGTTCCATCAATTAAAACATCTGATCCACCTGCATATGTAGTTCCAGATATAACTGCTGCTTTTCTATATTCATTTCCACTATTAATATCTTTTGGCTCTATTCCTATTGATCCAACTGCAGCAGAAGATGCTGATTCTACAGTAGCAGCAGCATCATTATCATATGCTACATAGCGAGAATTTGGTAAATAAATAAAATCACCAGCTGGTAATAAAGTTGATATTTTTCTTTTATTTCTAGCTTCAGTTAATCCTACATTATCATTATTAACAACATCAACAGAGCTAGAATTTTTATAAGATTGCATAGATAAAATTAATTCAGCACATATATTTCCAGTATTTTTAATAACTAATGCTTTTGCATTATGGGTAGTTAATGCTCCTAAATCTTTGCTAAAACTTGAAAGTGTTTGAAACCCATCACCTGATGCAGCTCCATAGGTAACTTCTTGATCAACAACAAACTGATCTGTATATGTTTTTGTTGAACTGCAATTATATGATCCATCTGCTTGTATATTTAAATCTATTGCAACTTTTTTTGCCATAATTATTCCTTTACCTTAAATGATATTTTAAACTTAATTGCACTGATATATCATCAGTTCCATCTGTTTCTTCAACAAATGCAACAATAGCTTTGCCGCCATCAACATTTGCCTGATTAATTGTTAATGTTCCATTTGATGCCCTATCATCTCCAATAGTTATAGGGCTTAAACTATCAGAAGCAGATCCAGTTTGTGCTAATACTACTCCGCTTGATAAATCTCCAGCAGTTGATCCACTTCCAGTAACTACATTATATTGCATTAAATGAAGATTAGCACTAGCAGAGCCATCTGCAGTCATTATATATGCAACTTCATCTATTGTTATATTATCTTGTAAAATCCAAACAACTGCGGAGTATGTTTTTGATCCAGAAGCAACTGTTAAACTTAATACTGGATTTGTTCCATTTGATCCCCAATTAGCTCCATTCATAGCACCTGCACCCCAAGTTGCACTATCATACATTATAGGGTTTACGATTAATGGGTGATGAACACCATCTGCAGGGCTCATATCATACATTCCAAAAAATTTATATTGAGTATTTACATTATGCCCTAATGCTTTAACTAAATCATTAGTTGTATCTACAACAAACATTGTATTCCCAGCTCGATCGTGAACTTCAAATGCAGTAGTATTATTTGTATTTGATGTTACTTGTAAATGTCTATCTGAAATTTTAACTGAAGATGTAGATCCATCACCTGATAGCACTTTTTTAGCAGTTGTTCCAACTCCATTATTGCTATTATCAACATATAAAAGATCTTTGTAAGTTGTCTTTGGTGATTTGCTAGTGAAACTCATAAATTTAGTCCTTTACTTTGGTTATAATATAGCATAATATTTATTTTAAAAAACATATTTATTAATTTACCTATTCACCATCATAAATTGTTTTAGGTAATGCAGTTGCTTTAATTACAAATGGTGGGTAGGCTAATCCGTGACTTGATCTAAGTCCATATTGTAAATATACTGTCTTTGTTACACCTCCAGTACTGAATCCAATATAAAATGTATTGCTACTACCGATTGCAGCTAAATCATCTGCACCTAATACAAATTTCCAAGTTAGCATATGCTTATCTGCTTCATCATCACTAAAAGCTAATCCATAAACATCATATTCAAATTCCTCTCCAACTTTGTTATATGTAGAGCTATCACTTAATCCAACATTAAGTTCAGAATCTGTAGATGTGTGATTAAAAAAGGCGTTGCACTCTATTTCAACAAATTCACTAGGTGGTGTTATAAAAGTTATTTGATGTGCTGCATCTTCAACAGTCATAGAATTTTGTATTTCATAACTATTATAATTTGTTAAATCTCCTTGCAATCTTGTGTATCCTATAATTTGCCCAGCTTGTGCAATAGGCATATCAACACCAGTATCATCTGTAAACCAGAGAGTATTTGGTGCATCATCGTGTACCCATAACTGCCCATAACCAGCAACATCTGTTCCAGCATCTGCAGTTTCTTTTATTAATAACCCACCATCATCTGCTTCTAATTTTAATAATCCATTAGGATTTATTGTTAAATGTCCAGCAGTTCCATCACTATCACTAGTTAATATTGTAGTTTCTCCATTTGCAGATGTATTAATATTAAAAAAATTAGCAGTTCCCACTGCTGAATGTATTCTAAAATCAGTAGCAGCTCCTGAAATCATTTCAGCAATATATTTAGTTCCAGCTTTAAATGTAATATTATCACCATCTGCATTTAATGTTATATCAGTGGTAACATCTAAAGTCAAAGCTCCTCCAGCAACTATTGTATCTAAATCAGTTATAGTTAAATCTCCATTAGCATAACTTACATCTGATAAATCATTTAAACTATCTACATCACTAGCTTCTGTTATAACTTCCGATCCTCCAACAGTTAGCGAATCTCTAATATCTAAAGAATCTGTTAATAGTTTACCAATTATTTTTAATTCTGATTTTGATATTTGTATTGGAGTATTATCAACTCCAACTTTTAAAACTTTAAATTCAGAAGAAAGTGCAGTATCATTTTCCAACAATACTGCATTTTTCTTTTTCTTCTCAAAGATTTGTAATAATTTGTTTATTATTCTTTGAAACTCCATTAGCTATATTATTTAATAAATTTATTCATTATCGGTTTAATAAACATATCTAATGCGATGTCGTCATATTTAGTAGGTGTAATTTTAACAATTTTTTCCAGTGCATAAAATCCTACCAAAACATATTCCCAGTTACTAGTTAGCCATTCCATCATCTATTTGCTCCTCATTGATTATAGTTGTAATTTGAACAATATTTTCAAAAAATTCTTTTGTTTCCTGATGCCCATCTTTAATCTCTTGTATTTCTTCTTTATTTATTATAGGTGGGTGTGAATCTTTTTTAAGAATTTTAATTTGTTCATTTAAATCTAATACTATTTTTTGCAATTTTTCTATTTCTTTTTTATAATCCATTAATATTTTTTATTTCTATTTCGTTCTTGTATTCGTAAAAACTTATCTTTGTATTCAGATAAATAAGCCATAATTTCAACTAAACTCCTGTATGATCTTTCTATTCCTTTTTGTTCTAACTGCATCTTTTTTTGTTGATCTATTAATTTTATTAATATTCCTTCAACTCTCCCAAAACTCTCTCGTAATTCTTTGCTTAATTCATCTTGTATATATTTGTTTTGCTTTTGTATAAATAACCAAAATGCTATTGCTACTACCAGCGGCACTCCATATCGTTCTACTATTTGAAGCCAATCCATTCACACCACCACCTTAAATATAGTTGTTCCTTGCTTAATCTTGTCACTTGATTTTGCATTATAAGATTCAAGTGATTTATCTATATCATAACCTTCAGTATAATTTTGTAGATCTATTTTTATTCCATCTCTGTTTCCATTATTATAAAATATATAGCAATTCTGTGATGCTCTACCTGATAAATTCAATGCTTTCTCGCTGTAATCATTTGCCCCTACCATTGAGCTGGATCTAGAATAATTGTCGCCAACACGAGCCGAATGTATGTGTCCAAAAATAACATAATCAATTTTTGTTCCTCGCATCTTGTATCTTCCTACCATCTGGGTAACAGATGATTCTATTTTTCCTTTAATTGATCCATTTCCGTGTAATACTAATAAATTTTGTCCAGCTACTTCAACTACTACCTCTGTCGGATCTCCATCAATAAAATTAATATTTGAATCTTTAAAAATATATCGTAATGTTTGAAAAATTGTAAAATCATAATTATCAGTTGCTACTAAAGGGCTCCAACCCCAATCTTTTTTAACTCTTGATTCATTACCAGTAACCATACAAACAGACACATTAAATTCTTCATTCAAATGTAATATAACTTGTTGCATAATATCAACTGCTAAAAAAGTTGCTTTAGCTCTATTAGTAGCCATTGATAATAATTCATCTAATCTGCGATCTGAATTTAATAAATCACCTGATTGCACCATCAACACATTTGTAATTCCAAATGCTTTAAAATATTTAGTCGCTTTATCTACAAACATTTTACATCTAGCAGATGCAATTTTAAAATCATATTTATTATGCTCTAAATTTACTAGTTCGTTAAAATGCACATCGCTAAATTGTATAACACCAACTGCTTCTTTATATTCTGAATGCTTTTTAGTATATTGTGATAATTTATATGAACTAAATATATCTATTAATTTTGAACTATATTCAGAAACTGCATTTTCTATTCTTGCATATTCTCTAAATGATTTTCGTTCTATTCTATTTAGATCTTGGTAGCTTTGTTTTTGTTTGGCTAATCTAACATTTTCTTTAATTAGCCGAATATCTTCAATAGGGGCAATAGTTCTAGAGTGACAAATTTTGCATAAATATCTCTGGTGTCCTCTGTCAAATCCACTCTTTACTAAATTGCCTGAGTGACAAGTTGGGCAATACATTAATTAAAATATATCAAATAAGATAAAACAGAACTAACTGCAGCTCCTACTCCAAATATCCAATAAACTTGCTTTTCTGTTTTTCTTACTCTACCATTAATGGTATCTAAATGATTCTCACATTTATCAACTTTTTCTTTTAAATATTCCAGATCTCCAGTTATTCTAACAAGATGCAAGGTAATGTTTTCTCTGTATTCATCTAATTTAGTCACCCAATGCCCTCAATATCTTGCTCAACTCTTCAGCTCTATTCGGTGTCTGTAATGCCCATTTACTTTCAAGCATTTCATAACTAGCTTTTTTATAATCTTTATGCTCTAATAAATATATAGTTTTTTTAAAGCGACTAAAACCAGTAACCCCTAATTGATAGCACATATTTATTATTACATCTTGTGCTTCTCTTGGCTGATCATCAAACCATCTAAATCTATCTTGTATTTTACAAGTTAGATCATATAATTTTCTAATTAATATTTGCTCTGCTATATCTTCATCTAAAACAAGATCTTTAATTGCAAATCCGTAACCAATAGTATCAAATCCAGCAGAGCATTTGTAAACTCTGCTTCTGAATCCTTCGTGTTTTTTAATTTGCTCGATCAAGAAATCCACTATTATTTTTGTTTAAAATGAAATCTAAATGTTAGATCACTAGCTGCATAAGTAACAGTTCCACCAATAATAACTGTAAAATATAATGAAGTAGATCCAGCATCTGCTTTACATAAGAAAGGCAATTTAGGTTTTGTTCCAGTTTCATTAACTGGCATACAGATATTGTATTCACCCATATCTAAAGCGCCATCGGCTGGTATATCAACCCAACCACAAAAATTTGCAGCTAATCCTTCAGCAGCAGTAATATTCATAGCATCATTAGCTGATTCCATTGATTGATTAGATCCCATAATAATAACTTCCATAGCAGTAGCACTTGATTTTTTACTATTAACTGTTATGTTTACCAATTCTGCAGTTCCACCTTTACCTAATACTGCATTTGGTATTTCTGCTTTATTAAAAAGAGCATCACCATCTGCATATTCATTAGTGTTTAAAGTAGGAGTAACATCTATAATTGTATAATTGCTAAATGAGTTAGACATTATTTATCTCCTTTATCTTTTTTCTTTTTAGCTTTTTTAACTGCTTTTTTAATTGCTTTTCCATATTTATCAACTTCTTCAAAGCGTTCTTTTAAAGAATCCAATTTGTGTTTAGTTCTAATATATTTAACTACCAAACCATTTGCTTTTTTAAAAAATCTTTCCATTCAACTCTCCTAAGTTATGAGGGGTAGTTGCCTACCCCTCCACGATTATCTACTATGAATTAAGAAACATCAGATAACATATAAACACCAAATGTGTCCATAACTTCAATCACTCCACATTTTAAAGAGCAAACATATTCTGTAGATTGATATGATGCATCTCTTTGTGTTTCTACATTAATTAAACCAGCAGAACTAACACCTAAGCCTAATGCTTTTTGTGAGAACATACCAGCTGGGCAATCATTATTTCCATCTTCTAAAACTTCTTCAGAGAAATAAATATTTACTCCACCTAATTGTCCAACATAGCCATTGCTTAACATTTCTGTTGATACTGGATTATCTGCTAAAGTTCCTGATGAACTTGCTACAACTAATCCTTGTATTCCTTTAGCTCCCCAGATCTGTTTTGAGTTACCAACATAATTAAATGGTAAAGGTGCACCAGCAGCGTGTAATTGTCTAGCCGCATCGAAAAATAGATCTAAACTCAATGCAGTTCCAGCAGCAGCTGATGTTTGACTAAAACCAGAAAATAAATCTGTTAAAAGATCATCTAATTTTAATGAAGCAGCGTTTGCTAAATTAGTTGCAATATTACCAGTAAGATCATAAGCAGATCCTAATCTTGCTAAATCTGAAACATCTGCACGAACTACATAATTTTTAATTATACATTCGTGAGCACCAGTTGCTACCGCATCTGATCCTTGTTCAGCAGTTTCACCTAGATCATCAACATCAGTAGATGCTAATGCAGTCATATCTACAAATGTCACAGAAGCAGCTCCAGTTACTGCAGGTGCAGTCCAAACTAGAGGAGCCATAACATTTTTCTTTTTAAAAGCCATAACAACATCAGGCAATATGTGGTCTGCTGCTGTTACTGAATAATTGGCGAATGATGATTTTTGAGTTGTTGCCATCAATCTCTCCTTTTAATTTTTATAGTCTTTCAACTGCTTTATCAAGCCTTCATTTTGACTATATTTAATTGTTATAGATTTTTTTTTGAGCATAGGGCTTTTTTAATGTTCCTTTTCCAAACCCTCCAAAATATCCAAATGATTTTGATTTTTTACCTTTGAAATGCCTTTCCGCATTTTCTTGTGCTGCATCTAAATAATCTGATGTAGAGCATTTTTTATTATCTATTGTGCAACTGGGGTAACCCTCTTTATCAGTATTCATTTTTAACCGATCTTCAGGATCTAAATCAATTCCTAATATTTTTTCTTTTTTTCCATCTACTAAAGCCATAGTTATTGTCCGTCTGCAAAAGGATTTTGGCGTGGGGCAAATATATTACCAAACTTTCCTCCAGAATCTTTTTGTTTTGCTTTTTCATAACTATCAGGATCTTTTGTAACCCATTCCATAGCAGAAGAATATCCACCAAACTCATCTGCTTTTCCATTACCAGCACGAGCTTGAGAAGTTGATGGAACATTATTTTTTAGCACTCTATGATCAACATATTTTTCTAATTTCGTTAAACTCAAGCCTTCTGCAATATCTCTATCAACATCATCTGTAAGTTTCTCCATCAACGCTGATCTTTTAGTTGCTTTATAGGAATCCCATTCTTCAGCCTTAATTTTTAAACCATCTCTTTCTTTTTGGGTGTTCTCTAATAGAGTTTTATATTCACCTTGCTTCGCAAGTTCTTCTTCTTGCGCAGTTTTATTAGCTTGATTTAGTTTATCTATTTGGCTTTGTAAATTCTGCACTTGTTTTAATGCATCATTCTTCTGTGCATTAACTTCCGAGAATCTATTGTAGGGCACATTTTTATTTTCAGCTTCTGTGCTGACATTTGTTCCAGAGTTTTGATCTCCGCTAACTTGAGTTGTATTTTCGTCTGACATTTTAACCTCTATTTTGTGAGTATTTTTAGAAAAATCTTGCTTAAAATATAGTTAAATTTTTATTAAATCAAACATTTTATTTTTAACTACCTTTAATAATTACTTTATGTCGCTTGGTTTTACTGGGTAATATTTTATGTTCAATATGCATAAATACCTCACGATCCATAAATTCAATAATCTTTTGTGGAAATGGTTGGGATTTAGTTGTTAATTTTCTACCTCTTTTATTTAATGATTGAACTATTGATCCCCTAGTTGCCCAGCCAACCTGAAAGCCACCTTTATCATATTTAATTAAACTAAAATCATTTCTCAAATCTCCAGTAACATATGGTGCTCTGGTATTTCTGGAATCTGCTGCTTGTCTTCTTATATCTCCACTAGATTTTCTTTTGCTATATTCATTAGAATATCTTTTAAATTTTTGATCATAAACATCTTTAGCATCTTTCCATATATGATTTTTATATTTATCTCTTACCCTTCCTCCTAATTTTAAAAAAAAATTACTTTTTAGCATCTTCTAATCTCCTTTGTGCTTCTTTTGGCTTGTGAAATGATGATCCTTCTTCACTTACAAATTCCCATTTATGCCTACAATTAAAACCACCACCATCTGTTAAAACTGATGATCCAAAATTAGATTCTATTTCTGATAATGTCATTTCACCTGCAGCACTCATTTGTAAACATATATCTCTTGTTTTATCATCTATTGCTCCAACATATGCATATTTAGTATTTTTCGGTGCAGTGTTCATCATTGTATTGCTAATAGTTCTGGAATATGTATTTAAAGTTGTATTTACTAATGTTTCCATTTGTGAAGTAGAAATACTTGCACTCGTAACATTATCTAATATTGCTTTTGGATCTAATCCTGATAAAACACCTTTTGCAACTTCGTTCTTTATATGTGCAGCAGTTGTTCTAACTATTGACTGAGTAAAAACTTCTTGATTTAATTCTATAAATGATGTTAAAACTGATACATCTATATCTGCAAACTGAATAGTTTCTTCTAAAACTTTTCTATGTGATATAGTATAAACATCTGTTGCTTTTTTGATCTTCTCATTTAATAACTTTGAAACATCAAGATTATTTATTGTTTGAATAAACTCTTTATTTTTTCCAATCTCTCTGCCTAATACATAAAGATCATCAATTAATTGCTCTTTAGCTGTTTCTATTATTTTAGTAATCTGTAAAGCAGCATTTTCTATTTGCTTCTGATCACTCATTACTCAACTGGTTTAGCCAACGCTTCCAATAAAGAATTTCCAGCCTGATCTTCAGGAGTTTCAACTATTGCTTTTCGTTCTGCTAAATGTTCTAATGCTTCTTCTCTATTTAGATCAGGATTCATTTGCATTAATATGTCTGCCTCATCTATAATGCCTTTAGCTAATTCCCAATCCCATTTATCTCTTTGCTCCTGATTAGATAATATCTCTGTTGATTCATCATAATCTACATCTTCAAGATCTCCAGCATCTTTGCCTTCTTCAACTGCAAACATCAATCGTTCTAATTCAAATAATTTATATTCAAAATCTCTCCACTTTGTAATGTCTGATTTTCTATCGTCCATTAATTCCTGATTCCTTAATCTTAATGCTACTCCTGATTCTGCACTTGTTCCTTCTACAAAAGATGTAGGCAGATGATAATTTTGTGCTAACATTTTATAGCCTGATTTAATTGATTCATCTAATGCTGGAACTGAATTTGGTGGCGCAACTATATTAATTGTTCCATCAACTCCAAGATAGTTAACCTTGTCTTGTCCTACTTGCATTAAATCCTTATCAATCCCAGCTCCATTTACATATAAATAGCCGAATGATTGAAACATAACATTAGCATTTTTATTTGTTTCTGCTACATTAATAGCAAGATTAGTTTGAATTAGATCACCACTAGCATCTGTATCCATATAACTATATTCTGGTTTTCCATCTCTGTATGATTCTACAAAAGGCAGAACTCCGTATGGATTTATTTTATCTGGGTTATCTTCGTTGCTATATATTTTTCCATTACGATCAAATATAAAATGGTTTTCATTATCCCAATATGCAAATTTTTCAACTTGTTGAGATAATACTTGAGCCGCTACATTTAAAGGATAAACATATGCATCTGGCTTCATTGGATCATCACCATAAAATAATGGCTCATAATCAAATATAATATCATATTCAATATGCCCTCCATTATTATCTATTCTCCAGCAAGGTTTTAATAATACACCATCAAGTAAATTAGTCATTCGTTCTAATCTTTGTAATTTCTGATCTTTATTCATAAAATATTTAGGCATATCTTCATTCGTATAAACTCTTTTTGGTGGAATCATATAAACCAAACTAATCCGATCAACCACTCTCTTTGTAATATTAACATTTCCAACCACTACTTTTTTCAGTATTGAATCGCTAAAATATTCTGAAACATATGGCTTAGTATTTCCATTATAAAATTCTAATGCTTCATATCTTGTTTGTTTCCATTTATTTTTTTGTTGTTGATTCGCGTCCCATCTGCTCATCAGCACCGTCAATTCTGATAAATTTGGTATCATCTGTCTATTACTCCTATTCTATTTGGTTTTATTGTAGGAAATTCCCATTCAACACCATAGCCTAATGCATCTGACATATGGCTTAATTCTTTGTTAGATTTGTCTATATCTCTACTGCCTTCCTTATTACAAACTTGTTCCAGATCTTTAATTAATAATTTACATTTTGGATCTATGTGCAAATTTCCTTTTGCTAACTGATTATTCATTGCATTAACTCTGTTAATAACCTTTGGATTTATATGCTTCACCATTAATTTAAATCCACTTGCTCTAACAATATCAAGATCAGAATATGCAGCAGAACTATTTCTTGCAGATCCAGTTGCATCTGGGTATGCTATATAAGTTGTATTAGGGTATAGATCTTTAATTGTATCGCACATTCTTTGTGTCATTAGATCTCCAGCTCCCTGATGATGCAGAGCTATTTCGTTGATAACTTTGATTTCTTTTTTATGATTAATTTGGAAGATAGTTGCACATAGAGGGGAAACATTCCAGTCCAATCCGCATCGTATGGGCAGGCTTGGCTCATACTTACATTCCCTAATTGCTGTTTCTCTTTTGAATCCATAGTATGTTGCTCCTTGATTTAAATTGACAAATTCACCATCAATATATGCTTTTAATAATTTTTCATCATAATTGTCTCTTAATGATTGAACATATGATGTAGGCAAATATGGATTATCAGTTGTTTTTCCGTGAACTAATAATTTATCTGGGGCTGCTTGTTCTACCATTAAATGATGAGTATATGAAAATCCTTCTGGTGATGTCGTTATATATAACTCTGCATCTTCGCAACCTCTTAATCTACCTAATGCTTTTTGCACTGCTAATTCAGCATATTTATATGATTCAATATCTAATTCATCTATTCCGCAATAAGTATAAGATGCACCAACTATTCTCTGCGGGTGTCTTGTTTGATATATCTTTATATTTCCATATGGTGTTTTAAATTTGTGATTAGCTATATTGTATGTATAACTAATTCCATTTCGTTCTAATAATTCTTTAAATGGCTCTACAAATACCTCTTCAGCTAGTGAATATGTAGGATATAAAATTAATCCATTTGACTTTCCATCATTACTTACTTTATTAATCATACATATAGCAGTATTCTTAATAAAAGAATGTGTTTTTCCTGATCCAAAACCACCGCAAAAAGTTTTAATTCTTGCTTTCTTCCTATTTACTAAAAACTCCCATTGGCTCGGAAAATAATTTTCTTTTTTTAATGTTAATTTAGATGTCCTCAAAATCTATCTCTCCAATTGGTCTAATCATCTCAACCTCTTGTTTATCTGTTTGCCCTAATACTTGCTTCCCTAACCAGATCAACATAGTTGTATTTCCTGATTCTGCACTTTCCCATTGTAACTGCCTTAATCTAATTTTTCCTTTTTGTCGTCCTTTTGTAAGAAATTCGGAATAATTCTTTCGTAATAAAGATTCATCGCAACCATAAAACTCTGCTATTTCTATATTAGTGCAACCAAAACTTGCAAGTTGCTCTACTTTTTTGTTATCTATATCATATTTTTTTGGTCTTCCTGCTGGCATTTTATAATCCTTTGATTGGCACCTTTACTTGTGAATTTAAAATATTATTTCGTTTATTTAAACCATTTGCTCTAGTTCCTTTATAAACTTTTGTTCCCCATTTCTTCATCATATTCTCAACAGATTGCTTTTCTTTATCCATTGTCCTTTTACCTACTAATCCTCCACTTAATCCAGATCCGTGATAATGTTTATAATGAAATTTATTTATCCTTAAAGTTTTTCTATATTTATTTATATTTTGTAACCAAAAATCATAATCTTCTTTATATGGTATATTTTCATCATATCGTAAATCAGTTTTTAAATGAGCAGAGAATGGTGCTAGAACTGGTGATAAAAAACTAAATGGTGAATAAACTCTATAACTCATAGGATCTGCATTAACATTAATTCCCCATAACTTCACACCTAAATCTTCTGCTAATTGAAAATAATGTTTTATAATATCTTCAATTTTATCTGGATCAACTGAATGGCTTTTTCCATTTTCAAAATAGCAGATGTCAGTTATATCATCATCTACTATTAGCAACCATTCTGCTTCGCATCTATTTAAAATGCTATTTAATTTTCTGGAACTATTCCCATCTTCTTCATCTGGTATGGTTATAATATTATCATAATATTTTTCATACTCTTTTTTTTGTGATTCAGGAATCCAGATGTTTGCATTTTTAAAAATTTCTATTGATTTTACTTGTCCAGCTCTTTTATATGATCTTATTGCTATATGTAGCTTATTCATCATCTAGTAATTTTAATAGATCTTTGCCTTTTAACACTCTGCCTAATCCTTTGCTTACTAGTTTAGCATTTGAATTTTTAACAGTTTTTAAATCAAATAATTCATTTGCTACATTCCAATCAAATTCATTATCAAAATAAAAAACTAAATAATCGTGCCTTTCAAATATTTCTGGTGAAATTTCAATTTCTGGCTCTATTTCTTCTTCTTTATGATCTATTTTTAATTCCGATTCAGTAAATCCTATTTCAATCAATTCATCAAAATCAAAATTATTAGCTAATTCATCAAAATTCCATTCACCAGTATTTTTATTTAACCTTACATTTAATTCTCGTTCTTTTTCATAATCAAGATTTAACTCTATGCAAGGTATTTCAGTAATTTTTAGATCCTTAGCAATTTTAACTCTTTGGTGTCCTCCAATAATAATATTCACTCGTTCCTTGTTACTATTAATAATAATTGGATCAACTAAACCAAATCTTTTTATGCTATCTCTTAAATTTTTGTATTGATCTTTTGTTAATTGGCGTGGATTATATTCTGCTGAAATTAGATCATCAGCATTTTTTAAAACTATTTTATATTTATTTTTATCATATTTCACATCATAATATAGTCAAGTTTATGAAATAAAAAATATTTAATTTATTAAATTTCAAATATCATTATTTCAGTTCTAGGCTTTTTATTAGCATAATATTTGCTACTATTTATAATTACTACTTGGTTATCATCTTCCCAAAACTGATCCAAACAATCCATATAAAATTTTATATAATTATCAAGATCTGGTTTTGTTATCTTATAACTATTTAAATATTTATCTTTAATTTTTTCAGAATTTTTTCCTGATCCATAATGATATTTAGGTCGTTTGCAATAAAAATATATATAGAGATGAATAGCACCCACCAATTTTTCAGAAGGAGTATATTTCTGGATCTGTTTCCGCACACTTTTTTTGTCTTTGCTTGATGGATCATAAACTCCGAATTTATGAAAGCGATGCCGCGCTTGTGCTATTGGATCTCCATCTATTATAAATTTATATTTATTTTTTTTCATTTATTAATGATTTATATCTTTGTGTATCGTCCCATCTATATATAAAACCAACATATTTTTGCATCTTTTTATTTCCATTAAACTCTGTTTTTTCTGGCATTTCCAACCATTTCCATTTAAAATAATAACCTCTTTTATCTAATTTGGTAACATTAAAAACATAAATCACTTGTCCCATTTTAACTATATATAAAAATTGCTTCCCAAACTGCTTTGCATATAATAGATTATAAGCATATTTATCAAATTCTATTAAAACAGAATCATAGCATTTATTTCTGTATTTTATTTCTACTATAAATTTATCATTATATGCATCAAATCTGGAATATTTATTTTCAGCCATTTTAAAATTATTTCCATATTCATTTAATTCATATATTATTTCTTGCTCAACTGATTTCATTCGTTCTCCTTTATTAAAAAAATTTATGTTTTTTGATCCTTGCATATCTTTTATCATTTATTTTTTTCATATTTTTTCGCCTACACACCAAACATCGTATATCTCGTTTCCCCTGATTTACATAACAATTATTTTTTGTTAATACACAATCACAATCTTTGCAATTTGTTCTTTTTTTATATTTTTTTTTAGGCAGGTTGATCATTCTTATATTTTTTCAATCACCAATAAAAAAGAAGATCCATCTCTGCATTTCATACAAATTCCAATTATTAAAGGTCCTGAATGATCCAGATCATATAGCGGTGGTGCTATACAACATAAACTATAATATTCTTCTTCTTCTATGATTATTTCGTTTTTCTTTAACGACATATTGCTCTCCTTTACAAGTTAATTTATTATGTCCTAATTTTTTACATTTACTGCATTTATAATATTCTAATTTCATTTTTTATTTACCTTTATATAATCTATATAAACTTTTTTTAATTCTGGAATTTCAGATAATAATTCAATCCAATCATTTTCTGGTATTTGTCCAGATAAATATAATTGCAAATATATTTTAGCTCTATTTATTTTTTTATTTTGCATTTATGATCTTTAATATGGTTTGGTGGAACATTTACCATTAGCGGAGTTCCTTTACCTGCATAATATCCAGTTGTAAAATATCCACATTTATTGCAATAAATTTTTGTCACTTTCATTCTTTTATTCCTATAATTTCATTTATAATGATTCTATGTTTTCTTGCTGGTTTATTTTTATGATCAAACCAATATTTCACTGCAGCTGGGCTTACATTACATTTTCTTGCTAACCAAGATTTATTTCGTTCATTTTCTGATAACCAAATTTCAATTTTATTAATCCAACTAATATAATTTTTAAAACTTTTCATAAACTCTCCTATAATAAAAATGAGAGGCAAGATCTAGAGAACGAGTATGGTGTGTGGGTGATCCTGCCCCTCGAGGTTTTTAATTAAAATGGTATATCATCTTTTATTTTTGCTATTTCTGATATTCCACCGATAGATCTAGTTGGGCGATCAGTTACTCCATTTTGTTTATGGCATTTTAAAGCCATTTCAGTTAAAACATCTTTTGTTGGTTTCCGTAAAAAAACCTGATCCTGATAATTTCCATCATCATCTTTAACTGATGGATTGCTAACAAAAATTCCATTAATTCCTTCAATCAATTTGAAACCTTTAATAACAATACCTTCTGTAGTTTCTACATCAAAAAATGCTCTTAATTTACCCCATTCGCCAACTTTCATTCTAGCTATTTTCATTTAGTTGCCCTCCTTAATAGCACAATCTATATCTATATTATCTGAAACATTAAATTCTTCAGAATAATATGTTTTAGATTTTACTGGTTTATTTTTTTTAAAATCATCTGCTTCTACCTCACTATATACACCATATTCATATGCATTAATCAACTTTAAAACACATCTATCTATGCCTCGTTTTTCAGCCATACAAGATAAATAATTTTGTTTACAATTTGATTTATCTGCTTCTCCAACTGATGTAATGCTATCAACCACATTCTGATCATCATCTTCCCTAACCATAGTAACTAAAAATCTGCAGCTTGTTTCACTTTGATAAATAGATTCTATTTTAGATAATTTAATTTTTTCAATGGTTGCAATTTTAGTTATTGCATCGTGGGTTAATATCCAACTATTATGGCATTTCCATAAATCAATTTCGCCATTTAAGTTATATTTTTGTCCTAGTGTTTTAATATCCATAGTAGTATCCTCTTATTTGCTTGTAGTTAAAGGTATTCCAATTTGATTTCTATTTAGATCAATCGCAAATTGTGTATAATACCCATTATTTCTCATTATCGCATAATCAAAATCATTTCCTGAATATATTCCAATAAAATCCTGATCTTGAAAATCTAAAAATTCTTTATTATAATAATCTTTAATCATTTTTTTTATTTTATTTTTTTTGCTTTGCATAATATCCTCTATTTAGTTATTTTTACAAATAAATCTATTATTTCCTCTATTGACATATTATCAGAAACCCATTGCTTCTCATCTTCTGTTAAATTTTCAGTTAATATATTCCAAACATCTATAAATTTTAATTCACTCATATTATCTATTATTTCTTTTTATAATTTATTTTAGAATTGCAACATCTACTATCTCCAGACACTTGCCAAGTTTCATAAAAACCACTAATATTGCATTTATCACACCAACCAATATATTTATTAGTTGTAGTTGTTTTGAATTTAGATAGATCTAATTTTTTTTGTTTATGATCCCAATCCTTTGCATTACTATACCATCTTTTTAATCTTCTATTAATATCAAAGGTATTTTGTTTTTGGAATCTCATTTTAAAACCACCAATATTTTTTTCAGTCCAATAACTACAAAAATCTTTTATCATAACCTGATCATATTTTAATTCATTAGATTCAATAATTTTATTAACTTGATTTATAAAATATTCCTCTGTTATATTATTTGCATTATTTATTTTATTAGTTTTATTGTTAGTTATTGTTTGTGATTTATTTTTAATCTGTTTCTGTTTTATTTGTGATTTATTTTCAATTTGGTAATTCTGATAAGTATCATAATTTATTATAGTTATCATAGTTGAATAGGAATTAGAATCTATTTTAATCATATGATCATTTTGTAATAATTCTAAAAATCCTCTAAGTTTAGAAATTCCCCATTTAAATTCAAACATTAATTTCTTTTGTGATGTTATAAAGCTCCCAGTTTCAACATAAATTATATTATTACCAATAACACATTTATTTTTTTTATGATTTGCTTTTAATAACATATAAACAAATGCTTCAAATCTACTATAAACCTTGCCTCTTGTTAGTATTGGATTATCTAATATTTTTCTATGTAAACTGATCCAACCCAAATTCATTAATTAAGCTCCTTAACTCTCAACCTTGCACAGATTCCATTTGATTGCCTACGATCAACCACTATATCAGCTATAAATAAACCAGAATCATCTAAGCAACCTTTAATGTTTATCATATCTCTCACAGAATCAAAATTCAAAAAAACATTGTGATTTCCAGCACATTCCCATTTAGTAACTAAATGAGAAGCATCTTTTAATTTTAAATTTAATTTTTTATTTAGATCCATTATTTTGCCTCCTCAACTATTTCCCAAATAAACACCTCTTGTATAATGCAGGCAGGTCTTCCTATTTCCTTTATAAATTCTATTGCCTCAATTTCTGTATCAAAATGCTTGGCACCTATAAAAGATAAAAGCTGTTGTGATTCACATTTTAATTCTCCAAATAAAGACACCTCTTGTATGGTTTCCTCTCCAAAGGGACAGCTTGAGAATCCTACCATAAATACTTTTTTTAATACTTTTTTTGTTTTCATTTCGTTCTCCTGATTTATTAAATGTAACACCATATTCTCTGTTATTAAGTTATGAATAAATAGGTTACCAGTCAAGTAATTAATTAAAATAATTTTAACTTTATATAATAAAAAACCCTCTAATTAAAGAGGGTTTCCTATCTAACCCAGAGTATAAGAGGATAAGGGGGGATTAGATCTGTTCGGTTAGTGAGATTTTAAAATTATATAAATTGGGAGTTTTCTGTGTTACTTGAAATTTGTCCATTCTTACTATTGCCCAATTACTTGGCGATTTATCATTTTGATCAATGCACATAACCATTGGTAAATGACCGCCCATAGTCATTTTTACACAATTTGTATAAAAATCAACTCCATTATATGCATTATATAAACTAGATTCACCATCAGCACCAGTAGAATGGTTATCTTGTGCAACATAGCCATTGCTATTTAGCATCATATTTTGAGATGTTACATATTTTGGTAATAAGCTTGTAAAATTAATAGCCCATTTTCTTCTTCCATTTCTTCTAAACGGATTATCTACATTTTCACTACCTAATCCAAAAGGCTCTGTTATCCAATTATCTGGTTTATTCCAATGTGATGAGCTTATTGTTTTTCCTGAAATTGATTTTTTTGTTTTATTCCCATATTCAAAATCTACTTTTGTATTTAGTTCGCAATTTTGAGGCAGATCAAAATATTTTCCAAACATTAAACTGCCGATTTTTACTGGTATATCATTAGTTAAATCTTGTTTTTTTAATCGTAAACCGATCCATTTAGATTCAATAGATGGTTGTTCTGATATTTTCCAACAACTCCAGCCATCATAGCTGGGCACAGAATTATCACTTGTATAATTTTGTATTGTTTCAGATCCTATGGTCAAAGCATTTTCACCAGTTAATGTTGCATCATTTAATTCATTCCACGATGTTATCCAAGTACTTGTACTAGCACTATTTAAATTATGTCCTAACAACATTGCATAACTATTATCTGCATTAAAAACTAAATTTGGATCATTTTCATAATCATATGTAAATGAATCTGGCAAAATTCTCCAACCTAACCAATTATTAGTTGCTGGCATTTCAATCTCCACCTGATCTGATGGATCTAAAATTATTAATTTATATAATTGATCATCTGTTAAATTTTCTACACCCTCAATATAATTTCTAACTCTATTCAAGCCTCCACTTGCATATAAAAATAAAGGATAAGATGTGTAAAGTCTTGGTTTAGTAACTATTTGGTGATGTCCTTGAGCCATTTGTGCCTTCTTTCCTTGTTAATTTTTTTTCTTTATAAACTATTAATTCATCTCCGCTTTTAGTATAAACTTTTTTTGTTACCAGATCCACAAAATAAAAACCAACATAATTAGCCAAATTCGTTGCTTTTTTAAATTCATTGCCCTTTGTATATAATCCTGATAATTTGCGATGCATTGGTCTTTTTTGAGGTTTTTTATTAGGAATTAATTTGGGATTAGATACTAATTCAGCAGTTCCAGCCTCTTTATCAAATTCATATTTAGTATTTAAATCAACTATATCATCGTTTCTGCCTTCAAATTCATAATCTTCCCAATTCAGAGTCATATCTTCCCAATTTGATTCAATGCTATTCCACATCTGCAAAGCTTCTCTATTTATTTTTAAATTATATTTTTTCTTTGCTGATCTAGTAACTAGTTTTGCTTTTGTAATTACTGCAGATCCAAAATAATTAAATAGATCAATTATAATTTCTGATCTAGTATTGATCTTTAAAATAATAATTTTATTTCTTCCTTGCGATATTAAATAATCTTCAGGTAATAAACTTTCAATAGATAAATTGCCAATATATTCTAATTCTAAGCCATAAAATTCAATGTCTGTTTCTATAACAACTTTATTTTTTAAAATTTTTATCAAATTAATCTCCTAAAACATAGCTCACCAAAGCAACTGCATCAACAACATTTATAGCATCATAATCATTGTTAGTAAGTTCTCCAGTATTTAAATTAATATTATTTATTCTATCTTGTTCTGATGCGGTTAAATATTCTATTCCAACTATATGATTTACTACTCGTATTATATCAACTACATTTATTATTCCATCAGCAGTAATATCACCATATGCAATTTCTAGATCATTATGAACATTTGCTAGAGCATTATAATTCCAATTAGGCAAAGGGCTTCCATTTCCAGATAATAATGATGAATGATATTGATTCATATTGCCCACTATATCATAATCAGATCCATATCCGTGATCACCATCTACGCCTAAATAATGTAATTGATAGGCTTTTATTTTTATTTCTTTTTCACTAATATCTGTGCTCATTACCAACCATAATGGGTAAATAGCTTGTCCATTTAAATAACTTACTTTGCTATAATCCATTCCATAAATTCTCTCATTATTAATTAATGGTATATGAATTTTATCGCCAACCATAATATCAATATAATTTAATGGTAATGTAAGATCTATAATATTATGAACATTACACTCATTTAATAATTTATATTTTTGAAATTCTTCAACCGTTTCATTTTCTGTATGGTATCTTAATTCAAATTCTTTATAGCCATCAACATTTTGCTCTAAGCCATAATATTCATAACCATTATAATCATAAATCAAATCTTCTATATTAATTTTATCGGAAGCCATTGGGTAATTGTCATTTCCATTATCATATCTGTAAAACATTTTGCAAGAGGTAATAATATCTTCTACTTTAGTTTTGCTCATTTTATATCTTAAAATATGATCTTCATTAATAACTCTATCTATATCATCTTCTGTATATTTTTCATTAATAGTAATCAAACCAAATTTTCCAGTTCCAGTAAATTTAGGGTATGATTTTGTTTCTTGTAAAAATTCTTCTAATAATTTTAAGCTATCAATTTTTTCATTTATTGCAAATCCCATTTTAAAATTACTATGTGCTGATCTGCTTTCTTCAATTGATTTAGTATCAAATTTTGTATAATCTGGATAAACATTAAATGTCGTTAAAATGTCTTGAGCCTCGTGCACTCTACCATAGCCTAATTCAAAGGTCAATAAATTTATTACAATGTCAGCTGGTTTATCAATGATCCCATCAGTTTGCAGAGTAAATGATTCTAATCCCATTATTTGTTGGCTCCATACCGCAGCCAAAGATGAATCATATAAATCTATATGTTCATCACTTTCATTATTATGCAACCAACCAAATAAACTCCTATTATCAGTAATAAAAGAATGCAGCGGTGGTGCATATACAGTTTCTAATATATCAGCCCAGACACCTGCTCCCAAATATTCAGTTTCTCCAGTTGGCTCACTCCATTCACTCCAGCCGACAATATTTCGTATGCTAGTATATATAGATGCATTAAAACCGTAAACCATTTGATCTACTATATGCCTTACTGCACCTAAGTAATCGTAATCATTTATTAAATTACCAACCTGAAAAGATCCAATTGGTGAATAGCCTAATAAATAAGCCAATAAATTGAACTGCCCACTCATAAGCTGATCATATACCCCCAGAAATGGTATCCCACCAAATTGGTAAAACGGATCACAATTAAAAGAATCAGTAGTTATATCTTCTGAGGTTATAATATGTCCAAATATATCATCATCATATTGGTCAGCATTGTGTCCATATGCTTCTGTTTCTTCAACGATTA